TTTTTATTGCCGTAATAATCTCCGTTGTATGCCGCAAACAAAAATGAGAAATTTGGAAACTAAAAATGAGATATTCATGTTTATGTATATTTCTTCTTTACACATAAGCCAATCAACATATTTATTTTAAAAGTATCTCATTCTATACTCAAATAAAAAGAGCGTTTAATGGACTTTTAAATCCAGTTAAACGCTCTTTTAAAATTACATTAAATAGTATTCATCTGTTTTCATAAAATCTTCAACTGCTGCTCTGTAGCTTTCTGGCACTTCATCAAGTGTCATAAGGCCGTATTTAATCCTCGATGCAAAAAATCTCACATATACTTTCAGCTTTTTTTTACTACTCATTGCCTTCTCCTTCCTCGCTTCCCTTAATCTCTGCTATCATAAACTCTGCTACCATATTTGATAAGGCGTCTATACGACCTGTTAAGGTAGTCTCAACCCGCTCTACTTTATCCATAGCTCTAAACATCAGTAGAGCCTGCATTTGAGATATTATTCCCATCTCATTTTTGACAAAATTTATTGTGATGCCATGCAGCTTCAGACCTGTTATAGTTTCCTCTCCATCATCACTTTGTACTGTCATAATCACTGTATTTGCATCAGTCAGCTTATCCTTAAGCTCATCAAGCTTTGCAAAGTTATCAATCACCGTAACAAATGTATCACCGTAATACGTACTAAGTTCTATCTCTGTCTTATCCTTCAATATTAACTTATTCATTTAATCTCCTTCTAGTTTATAAATTCTATATGGTTAATTATTACTTCAGCATATACACTGCCATTTGAATATTCGTGTATAATGTCACCAAGCATAATGTATACAAAGTGATGACCTTGACTTGCTGAAACATCTAATGTCAAATACTGCTGTGCTTGGTCGCTTTGATTTCCTGCGCCCACTCTAGTAGATGTCATCCAATACAATATTTCATTAGAACGTTGTCCCATATCCTTTAAAATCGTATCGCTTTCATTGCTGTAAGACTCACCTCCTGCCTGGCTTATCGGAGTTACACCAACCTCTAGTGTAACTCTTGCAGGCTGTGAAGACGTACCATCCCCTCTAAAAATCAAAAATTTAAATCCAACTTTCAGTTGCCTAAAAGGAGTAAGATTTATAGACCTTGATAGTACAAATCCGACATCAGGTGCGGATTTAAAACTAGTACTGTAGCCATATCCATTTGTAAGCTTTAGTCCACCATCTACTATTCCTTTGTATCCATTACTACTGTTTTTCAGGTTTAGATATCTGCCAATTCCTCTTAATATAAATCCCTTATTTGCCACCCCTGATGCAAGTCTACCATCAAAGGTGGCACCATTAAAAACCGATCCACCTGCTCCATAATCAACCATAGTGCCAACTACACCATTGACATTAACATTTTGCCTTACATTCCACGGTTGCAAATTTGGGGACGGCAAGGCTACATAATTTGCTCCTTGTATAAAAGCCCCATTTTTTATTCCGACCACTATACATCTACCTACGTTAGGCAAATCGTAAGCAAACCCCTGCCCAGAATGACTAGAATTTGCAATGATTACATCACCATGACTAGCAATCCATCTTGGAATTGTTCCGGCAAATTTTACACCGTATCGGCTTGTGGCGGTTTGCCATTCTAATACCGAATCTGCCTGAGCGGTTCCTAAATTATTTGCATCTATGCAGACATGCGGATGTCCATCTGGGCGATTGTAGTAACCATTACCGTGTGGAAAATCTACATAAAAAACAGGATTATTTCTATCAGTCCAGTTGTCAATTCCAAAGGCGTTCGATTTGTTAACCCTGTAATTATTATCCTGAGTGTTAATTGATTTTATCTGTCCCTGCTTTCCAAGCACATTAAGAGCACTCAGCATCTTACTTGCGTCAATTCCAATAGCATTGGCAAGCACATCATACGGCACTATCGCCGCTGGCTTGTAGTTACCATCTTTTGGATAGAACCCTTCCTCAAACCTCACGTGAACCTTATTTTCCCAAGTGGCATTTACTACTTCCGATGCTGCATTCCAAGCACCGTATGTGTGTACAGTACCCCTTACTCCTGCTATAGTAAGACTATCCAGCATTTTATTTGCATCTACACCTGCTACGCTTGCCATCACTGCATAAGGTATAGCCACACACGGCTTCCACTGCCCTGCTTGACTGTAGTATCCCTCTTCCATTCTTGCTACAAATTTGCTTTCCCAATGTGCATTTTCAAAACTTACCGTATCTACCACGTTGCCACGATTTGGTATAGTACCTTCAGCTATCTCATCATCGCTATCAGTAGTGACGGTCTTGTAGCCCTGTAGCACTTGAGCTTTGCCGGCTGTCACATCATCCGATCCGATTCCACCTGCTCCACCTTTTAAGATAATTGCTTGACTCATTTTTATTCTCCCTTAACTGCAATAAAAAAAGCCACCTTGGGCTTCTTTACATAACACATAAGTTTTAATTCTCCATTACTTACAATGCCTTTATTTATGCATCCATAAGCTTTCTCTTGAGCTTTGATAATGTCAGATCTACTTTCGTTTTCACTAATATGTTGTGATACTGTAGGAGTATCTCCATCTTTAAGATTAGCTACTTGTAATATCTGTGTCCATGGTCCCGACCCGGTCCACCTGTCAGGAGGTACATTTACTACCGTCACTCTTTTCATATCAGAAATTTTATTTACATACTCCGTTTTATCAACCTTTAGATGCAGCAGATTTAACGCATCAGTCTTCTTTATAAAATCGTTGGCTGACACTGATATCTTCACCTCTGCTGCTGTATCAAAAGCAAAACTTATTTGATAATCATATTCTATTTCTCTCTCTGATATGGCCGGTACCTTTTCACCCACTCTATCTTGCCCTACAATAAAAAGTATCTCTTCTGTACCAAATCTAGCGTATATTCCCATCTGTCTTAGCTGATACTCTTCTGTAACTTCTAAGTTTGTTAATGTAAGATTTAATACAGCAAAACCATTCTCTACACTTACACTATTTATCTGTACACTCTGCTTTCTCCCCGGAACTTCTACCAGTCTCTTAGGCTCGTTGCTTACTATATCTGAGGCAATTACCTTTGTGATTGTTATCGTACTTCCTGTAATTAAATCACTAAGCTTTCTACTACCTGCTTCTGTTAAATAAAATTTCACTCTGCCACCTCAAACTTCATCTTCTTATACATAAATTCACCAACTCCAATATATATTGTAGCAACCTCATCCCTTGGCACAGAATTTATAAACTTATAATCAAAGTGTGCCGGGCGTACATCTTTAAAGAATTTCTTTGCAATATCCATATTTTCAAGAAGTATTGCACTTCCAACATAAACGTCAAGTCTACAGCCTACCTCTTTTATCTTTACAATATCAGCACCTAGAAGTCTTTTTATTACATCTTCAAGATTTGCAATCGTTGGAATCAATTTTTGATATTTCTTTATTAGTATCTTTAATCTTCTCTGTTCTAAAGACAATTCCTCATTTGTATTTATCGCATAGTCATTCTCAAAGCGTCCTATCGTATCTGTACAGCTAAATATATTAAACTCATTTGCAAATTTTTCAAAGAAACTATATAGCCCTACAAGTTCACTTTCTTCAGCATCTATAAGCTCCTTCATTTGTTTTATATCATATACAAATATCGGCAAATTATCTCTTATCATTTTGCCACCTCTATATTTATCATTGTCGCAATAGGAAAGCTTCCCGATTCAACATCTATTGATGTATTACTCTTATTCATCATCATTGTATCTACATCTATTACATTAGGCATTGTTAAAAGTATATTAAGTATCTTTGCATATGAAACCCTTTGCATTAAAGATGTATCAAAATCTAAATCAGAAAAATAGGTATTTAAAGCCTTTTTAAATGATGCTTTTACATCTTCTAAATAGGTTTCATCCTTAATCCTTATTGTAGCATTGATATTTATTGGATAAGTGTTAGCCGCTTTTACTTGAACATCCGCTCCGGCTAATCTGTTACTTTCTATAACATCTTTAACTTTCTTTATCAGTGCCTCATTTGCTACATTGTTTCCTTCTGCAACGATAATTACATCTACAGTTCCCGGACCTCTTGCTATATCTATAACCTTTACTTTATCAACTCCGGCTACACTTTTAGCTGTCATCTTATACCATGCGATATTACCATATCCTACAACATTTGCTTCAGCTTCATGTATCCTTTTCCTATAGCTTTCATCGTTCTCTCTGTCATAGCCTCCTGAAGATGCAGTATCTATCTCTACCCTCGTTAGACCTATATACCTCTCTAAAAATTTCAGTTTTGCCCCCGGATATAATCTGTACCCACTGCCTTTTCCTGCTGCAATGCCTGTTACAGTTGCTGTACCTGAAGTACCTATTATATAATCACCTTTTATATAAAAAACAATTTCGGTATCCTCGGACTTTATGCCCATTCCATCATTTATAGCTTTCCCTGTATCTCCAAATATTTTAAATGTTGCTTCCTCATATGTAGCCTCCAACCTTTGAATATTATGTTCAAACTTACCAAGCTTATCCAGATCTTCTCCTGTTGCAGTATCTACATGTATTCTGTCAAGTAATGTAGTTACATCATAGCTATAGAACTTTGCAAGCTCATTTGCCACCGATGAAAGATTATCAAATGTAAAGCTTCCTTCAAGTTTTGAAGCTGAACTTTGCACATTATCTTTCAACCTGTTTAAAATTGAATTATAGCTGTTATCCATCTGACACCCCTATCTTTTCGTCCATACTTCCATAGATTGTATTAACATTGAATCTAACATCAACCTCTGAACTCTTTGACCTTGAAAAATTAAAATCACTTACACTGATAATATATGGATTTGCCAAAAGCACTTCTTCTATATACCTGGATATCTCACTATACAAAATATCCTTATCTTCCACTGTACCTGCTAAAGTCCCAAGCTCACTGCCATAATTATGAGTATATGCATTGAAAATAAATCTTGGTGTTCTTAATGCCTTATATATCCATATCTTTAAGGCCTCATTGCCTTCCACTAAATAATATTTTCCATGCTTTACTTTCAACTCTCCTTTTTCAAAGTCAAATGCCCATTCCATGTACATTGGAAGCAACTTTTCATTTGATACTTCAGCTACAGAAAGTTCAGGAAAGAGATTCATATTTCTACCACCTTACCCAAAATATAGAAATTATTACCAACTCTTTGTACAATTACAAAATCTCCGACCTCTATTAAAACAGCTTTTAATATACTTTTTAAAGCTTCTTTTAACCCGGTTTCTTCTGTTATTATCTCATCCACTTTTGCATCTATAAGCATTAGAGTATTTACACTTAAATTAACGCTTACATCTACTTCCCCCACTTTAATAGTAAGTGGTGATAGATTTATAACTTTTGCCACTTCTAAATCATAGCCGTTCAGTGTAGCTCCTCTTTGCTCCATTATCTTAGTCAGCTCTACATATGGATTACTCATTTATCACCTCTATATTCAAGCTCATTGTATGTTCTCCTGCACTAAAGCTGTGACTGTCACTTGTTACAAGAAATTTACCTGAAAAACCATTCGAGACATCTTGTATGATTATTGCCCTTCCGGCTATAACTTCAACGCTTCCTATTGCTGTAATAGTTGAATCATCTTTTATTCCGGTAAGTTTTTCTTTTGCACTAATCTTTATATCCTTATCTTTTTCTTTTTTTATAACTTCTTGCAATATTCCATACTTTATGTTATCGGTTTCTACAGTTTCAAAAACCTTATTACCCTGATCATCTATAACTACAACTTTATTTATCATACTTTCCATACTCTTCTTATAGTTAGCATCTATAAGATTAGTTTTTCCTGAAAGTATTGCAACAACATCAGTACCTTTTTTCCTAACCGTCACTTTTTCACCTGCTGCACTCAAATAGAAATCATTTCCATATGCCTCAGTTATAGCTTGAAATATTGTTTTATCACCTGTACTAATTATCGTTTTATCAATATTAAGGCTTTCTAAATACTCTATCTGTATATTAAATTCGCCTAATATCTTTTTAGTTATCGTATCTGCACTTCCCTTATATACTCCTGCCAGCTTATTTTTACCAAGATACCAAAGCACATCCCTTGATGTTATAGAAACATCACTGCCACTTAATGATGATGACACTTCCGTAACTACTCCAACGAAAATCAATCTGTTTTTATCATCAAATAGATTTACGCTGTTACCGATTTGTACTTCTACAAGAGGCATTGAAATTTTAGGATTATATAAGTATGTAAAACTTAAACTTCTTGACCTTTCGTCAATATCTCCACTCCAAGTTGCACTAATGCATAAATTTGTTATGTCTTTATTATCAACTATCAATTTCATGGTATAAGTAACTGCATTCCTTCCTTCAGCTTTTTGGGATCTACACCTCCATTGGCATCTGCTATTTTTTTCCAGTCTTCACCTTTTCCATAGTATTTTTTTGCAAGCCCATAAAGAGTTGTCTTACTGTTTACTATTTCAACTTGCCCGGCTTTTGGTGCATTTTCAGCCGGTCTGTCAGATAACTTAACTTCATTTTGAGTATTTTCTTCTTTCTTAAAGATGCTGATACTATCAACTGATTGTACTTCTATATCCTTTACTTCCGTAAGTTTTAGATCCACATACACATCAAGACTGCCTTCTTTGACAGTAATATCCTTACTGTCAAGTATAGCTTTAAAGTTTACGGTAGGTTTAGATATGACTACTCTTAATATAATATCTTTGCTAATCCACTTCTCAAGCAATGACAGTTCTGATGCTTGTGAACCTTTCCTTCTAAATCTTGAATGCCTTTCAGGTAAAAAGGTAGCTATACTAACAGTTCTAAGTCCCCTTTTACCCGGAAAGCACACATCCCCTAATGCATCTATATTCTCTTTAATGTTACTCCTTGAATCACTTATAGTTATGCTCTCGGGATTTATATTGAATTCTATACTGTTACCGCTTGTGTCTTTTAAAAGAATTGCCCTTGTCTTTTTCATCTGTCCACCTGCTTAAGCTTTTTAACTATTTCCGTTGCAACTTTATCTATATCAGATTCTTCTCTTATAACCATTGAACCAACGTTAATATTTACTGCTTTTCCACCAAGCATTTTTTGTGTATCTGAATTTGAATGTACTTTACTACCTGCAGGAAGATTTATGAGTTCAGGACCATGTTCACCTACTGTAGTATAACCTCCTCTCCAGTAGCTTGTTCCTGTTGCATTTGCTCCAACATCTCCTTTTCCACCACCTATAAATCCTGCGACATTCTTTACAGCACCTGCCACTGCACTAATACCTTTACCTATTCCGTTTATTATAGGTTCAATAACATTCCAGACTGATTTAACTACAGCTTCTATAGCAGGAAAAGCTTTTTCAAATGCAGATAAACAAAGGTCTACAGCCGCTATAATTACATCAAATGCTCCACCAATAACAACTCCTAACCCACTAATAACTCCACTTATTATAGGTCCCATGGTTTCTACTATTCCTTGAAATAATTGTGAATGGCTTCCAAGCATTGTATATACTGCAACTATCTTTTCACCGACCATGCTCATTACTGATGCTATTGCAGGGAAAACCGCTTCCACAATGCTTCCTACACCTTGTAAAATCCCACTTATTACCGGAGCAATCGCAGTTATTATATTTCCAACAACCGTAACCGCATCTGCTATTATTGATGTGACATTTTCAAAAGAAAATCCCATTTTATTTGCAGAGTCAGAAAATATGTTTCCTATCGACAAAAGCACCGGCCCGACTGCATCAAATACTTTACCTACCGAACTTTCAAAAGACGGCATAACTGTCATGACCTTATCAAGTGCATCTGTAATAATAGGTAATGCTTTTTCACCAATAGATGTAAGCATAACCATTCCATAATTTTTAATCTTTCCTGCCATTGCAGCCACAGATTTATTCTGCTGTTGAAATGCACCTTCTGCCGCTCCTGATGCCTTAGTCATTGCATCTGTCTTAGTTGCAAAATTTTCAGCCTGTGAACCTGCTAGAGCTAAAACAGCATTCTTAGCTTCTACAGATGAAAAAAGACCTGCAAAGGCAACTTCATCACCATTAACAGACGCTTTTAGTTTATTAAGTATAGATCCGAGGCCTTCACTTTCAAGTGCAGCAGCTCCTGATGCATAACCCATTTTTTTAAGTGCTTCACTCATTTCTGCTGAAGGAGACATGAAACCTTGCATTGTAGCTTTAAGCTGTGTGGTAACTTCTGCAGTTCCTCCGGTTACACCTGTAAGTGTTGCCATAGCACCAAATAATTCTTCCTGACTTACTTTCAAAGTTGATGCTAAAGGAATTACGGCACCCATACTTGATGCAAGTTCAGGGAAACTTGTCTGACCTAATTTTACAGTCTCAAATGCAAGGTCTGCTGCTTTACCGACTGCCTCAGCCGATGTATCACCATATCCCTTTGTTACAGCCGATAGCATCTTAACGGCTTCTGATGTCTCCGCATTACCTGCCTTTGCAGCCTTAGCCGCTATCTCAAGCTGCTTTGTAGAGTCTGCACTCTCTCCAAAAGCTGATACAACTTCATAAAGTCCGCCTGACAGATTATTAAGGTCTACACCTGTATCCTTTGATATGGTCTTAAGGCTTTCTCCCATTGATGAAAGCTTACCCTTTACATCACCATCAAGCAATGTACCTACATTTGCCATACCTTTTTCAAAGTCCATAGCAGATTTGAGAGCTAAAGTTCCTGCCGCCGTTACCGCACCAAATCCTGCAGCTGCACCTGCAAGCCCTAGCTTAGCTACTATCCCGCCAAAAGCTTTAACGCCCTTGGCAACAAATCTTACAACCTTATTATCTTTAATTTTTTTTAGGTGTGATGCTACGGTTTTTATTTTATTTACTGCATTGCTTACCTTTGCTTTAATGTTTGCTATTTTATCCTTTATAAGCTCTTTTAGCATAGCTCCGACCATTCTTGTTGTTCGGATTGCTACAGGAGCTCTTACAATCAGATTTATAGCTCTGTCCCTTATGGATTGTCTTAATCTTGTCCCAACATTTCTAATACTTGACAGTGCATTTTGTGCTCTTGCAGTTATATTCACTGCCCTATCTCTTATGGATTGTAATCTTGACCTGGTATTTTCGATTTCACTTCTTGCACCTTGAGTATTCACCCTTACTGTTCTATCACTTACTCTTGTATTTTCCAGCTGATTCAATGCCTGTCTGGCATTACTGACATCTGATTGAAAATTTCTTGCACTCTGTGCAGCAGTTCTAAGTACTCCGCTTATATCATCTTGTAGCCTTATTACTCCACCAAATACATCCATTAGTTATCCCCCACCATTACATCAGCTACTGCCTCTCTTATAAGTCTTTTTTGCTGTTCTTCATTAAGCTTTGCCAATGTCTCCAGTACCAATTTTTCGTTTCTTGTCATTGTATCTATCTTTGCCGGTAATATTCCTACGCTGAGACAATAACCATATAGATATGCATCCTGTGAATAAATCAGCTTTTTTTTAATTCATCCACATCCGAAACTGTACTTTTACCCTTCACACCTGATAACGCCAGCACCTCATTTGCAAGTTTTGTCCTATCTACCGGCGAAAACATATCCATTATCTGAATATGCTCTTTTACAATACCTTCATTAACCATATACTCTGCAAGCTCCTGCAAAGTTTTTGAAGCATAGTAAATTGTGTACTTGTCCACGAGGACATTATCTTCAGAGTAATTAAGACAATCATTAAGCTCTTCTGAACTAAGCCCTCTAAGCACTATCTCCTCATCCAGATCACCAATATAATATTTTTTTACTTTAATTTTTTTTCTCTCTTCCATCTTCCTTACAGCTTTTTCTGCAAAAGATTTGAATGTTAAGACTTTTCCTTTATCTACCATAATTACTCCTTATTATTCCTTTATCTCATCTAAACAAATCATATCACTTGGTGTAAACGTGAATGGGAACTCTGCCTTTACCAATGCTCCTTTTTCATACTCTATAGGAAATTCGCTTAAAGCCACATTGCCAATCTGGTACCTTTCTATCTGTCCACCTACCGCATCAGGATCTTCAAGCCTTGTCATTATTGTCCCTCTTGGATCTTTTCCTTTTAAGATTTCCTTTCTCACACTCTCAAATGCAGAATAAATTTTACTGATAGAAATGGTTCCTTCACCTTTTAAACCTGTTATTTTTGTATCCACATCTCTTCCAAGCTGTACATCTTCTCTGTTTACAGTAATTTTCGCACTAATCTTAGTGCACCCGGCAATCTTCAGTCCGTTATAAAATATTTCGGCATTTGTTCCGGAAAGAACTCTATTACCTGTTATTCTCTCATCCATATATTCTCCTATACTTACATTTCAATTCCCATTGTTAAATCTTCCATTGCATCTAAAAACTTAAACTTTGCTTTTATAGCCAAATGGCTTCCTGTATTTGACTTATTAAGTTCAATCTCACTCATCTCCGATGTATCCTTCTTTTTCTTTTCTTCCAGATACTTCTTTATCCAACCTGTATCAATTAAAACTTCAATATCCTCATCCTTATCTATTACCTTTTCTCCAAGTTCTGTAAGGTATGAATAAACTGCTCCAACAAAAATCTGCTTATTATCATATGTATTGTTTCTTTTTCCAACATACTGATCTTCAAATGTAGTTTTGATATCATTTCTAACCATATCTGAAGCTTCTACAATCTTTATCTTCTTAAAATCCTCCGGTGCTTCTTCAGATACTGTAACCAAAGATGTAACACCTCTTGCAATCTTAAATTTTTCTCCGTCAAAAATAATTATCAGTTTCCCTGCATTTATGTCCTCATCAGGTTTTGCAGATTGTTTTATATCTACAACCTCCTTGAGTACCTTATATGTTGAGGATTCAGTAAGACTTACCCCTGCAAGTAACCCTGCAATTCGTGCCGTATAGTCCTCTGACCTTATACTTATAACCTCACCTTTATACACTATTGAAATATTTGTTGTGGCAAAATTTACTACCGCAGGTGAATCTGTAGCCTGATCTACAAGTACGGCCTTACCCTTCTTGTACTTTTTCTTTTTCTGACTGTCAAAATAGCTTGCAAATAATGCACCTTCCTCTTTGCTTAGACAAGGTCCTGCAAACCAGTCAAAATCCAAATTCTCAATAAGTTGTTTGCATTCATCCACATCTATTCCTGAAATCTTTGTAACAGCTCTGACTGCTATTACCTTATTCGGCTTACCCATAAAGCACAAATCAATTATCCTAAAGTTCTCAGCACTCCAGTCTTCTTTCACTACATCTTCCTGTGTTGTATAGACATTTATTGCAGTATTCTTAGTAGTATCCTTAAGTAAAAGTAAAACTACTCCTCTTCCACTTCTCGCAATAAATGAACTTGCCTTCTTGAAAAACTCAATATTTATACTTGGTAATCCCATTTAACCTCCTAAAATTACAAACTTATACTTTCATACAAATCTGTTTCATCACTATTTCTCATTAAGTCGTCATAGAAATCTAAATTGAAAGTAACATGTAAAGTATCATCTGCTATATTTGTCCCTACAGAAAATATCTTTAAGAATCTGTCCTTTACCTTAAAACCTATACCTACTTTTGTAGTTATAAGTTCTGCTACATCATACATAGTTTCATTGCTGCTTTTGCTTTTTTCCATAAACGTAATATCTACAAGTATCACCCTATTCCGACTTTTCCCATCCAATGTTATAGAAGATGATAGCTGTATAAGTTGTATGTACAGCAGTGGAAATACATCTGTCCCCAACATATCAATCTGCTCTATGTCTTCACAAAAAATGTTTATTCCACTTTTAACATCATTTAAAAGTCCTGTTAAAGCCTTTTTAATATCATTTAAACTAAGCATTAAAAGCTCCCTGTAAGGCTAAAATCATAGCATTTATATCGTTCTCATATGCAGACTGTTTATAATTTTCAATACCTGTCTCAAGCATATACTGACCTCTAGTCATGCCACCATTCTTTGTTCTCCTACCATAGTTAACTGCCGGACCGTACACCACGTTATTTTTTATCCAAATGATATAATCATTTCCCTCTTTAGTAACTTCATTGTACCAATTTCTTCTAAGGTGCCCTGTAACAACCGGAGTCACGGCCTTTACAGAATCGACTGCATGTCTACCTATTTTCAGTGCTTCTCTTTCAAAGATTTCTGATTGCCAAGCTTCTAATCCTCTTTCAAGCATTTCTGCCAGTTCATTCATATCTCTCATCAGACCACCTCCTCTAATTTCAGACTTGCTTCTATATGTGACGGATACTTAAAGCTCTTTCCTGCTCTACCTGTAATGATGTCTCCTGAACTTGTTCTAACTTCTATAAAATCTTTATTTCTAATATCTATAGTAGGAGCTGCAAATATCACATAATCCTCACTACTCTCATAAGCTATATCTGTTCTAACAGGTTCAGATTTTTTTGATAGACTAAGACCACATGGTACATCATCATATATAAGCTCTTTTTCACTCTTGCTTTCTCCATAATCCGTTTTAAAAAGCCTATACCTATATAACCTTAATCTATCCTTATAAAGCCGGCCTAAAATCATGGCTTCATTTATCATTACCCTTTTCCTTCTTATCAGTATTGACCTTTTGTTTTTCTAAATTTTCATTCTCATCATCCGACTCTTTGTTATCCTTATATCTAAAAAGATATGACAATCTTTCTGCCTCTTTCATCAATCCATCCTTATCTTTTTGTACTTACTGAAAGCCCTTAAAAGCTTCTCATCAAAACAGCTGCTGTCTATAGTTGTATAACTTATAGAAGTATCACCTCTGTTTACACTTGCAACCCCACCTGATACACTTTCTTTATATGCTTTTACTACCATCTCCCTAATCGCAAAGTTAAGCCCATCAGGAAAATCCTTTCTGTTTAGATAACTTATAATTGCACTCCTGGCATCATCTATCATGATGCCAAGTAGTGCATCGCTTTCAGTATCGGTAATTCCAAGCAGTATCTTTATCTGCTCAAGCATACACTAGGCCTCTGTGCTGATTCTGATAGCACCTATATTTGACTCCTTAATCCAAAGATCATGATACTTTCTGTATCCGATAAACCATGCATCCGCCTTCTGATTTAACTCCGGAGTTATTATCTTTGGTGCATCCTGCTTACATACTGCGATAGCAGCCTTCCTTGGCATAACAATATAGTTAATCTGCTTTGCTGTTGACTTTTTCTTAAATCCGTCTTTTTGTCCTGAACTCTCAGAACCCTTAAAGAAATCATACTCTGTAAACATTCTTGATGACGGAACCGCAATAATAGGACACTCATCAATAGTTCTTATCTTTGTTGTAATCTCTCCCTTCACAAAGTCAGCCTGTGTCAACATCTTTGTGAATGTCTCATTGTTATTTAAAAGGCCTCTTGCTATACCGTTTATAATAACAACAAGCTCATTGCTTTCACCGATTTCATCTCTGACACTTGCTATATCATTTGCTATGGCCTTATAGATAGTTTTTTCTGTAAGAGCCGTTGTCTCCGCTCTTACATTTGATGCAGCCTTATCCTTTACAATTCCATGAATTTTAGAATATCTATATGCATCCACCTCAGGGACCACCTTTGTTCTTTGAAACTCTCCAAGTACTGTTGAAGCTGAAGCAAGGAAATTGGTCTCCTCAACATCCATTGCATCAAGCATGAACCCTTCACCTCTATCCATTGTCATCTTTACAGTCTGATATGAAAGAGTCACTCCACCTGTCGGGTATCCGTCAGCTCTGGAGTAGTCCTTTAATCCATCCATAACAATTGTAGGAATCTTTATTTCACTTCCTCCGGTATAGATAACATCTCCTGCATTTGCTTCCATAAATCCACTTGTAAGCTCCTCAACCATTAACTGGTCTAACTTATCCTGAAAAATTGTTCTTGCTGCACTTATATTTAACGCCATTTTAAATCTCCTTAACCTCTTAATCCTGCTTCTATGATATCCGCCATAGAGCCTGTACCTTTGTTAATATTACCTTTACTATCTTCCGGGCTTTTACTCTTTGCTACTTCTCCAAGCTTTTTCTCCACCTGATCTCCCAACACCTTTTCAAGCAATTCAATACTTGCTTCAGTATCTTCCAAGCTGCCTCTAATAACCAAAGGCAAAACATCTTCAGACAGCCCTTTATCTCTTAATATGCTTTTTGCACCTGCTTCAATCTCCCTTTTAGATAGTTCTTCCTCTCGCTTTGAAAGTTCCTTTTCCCTATCTTCAAGGCTCTTTTCAGATGCTTTAGTAGATGTTTTATCTTCAGCCGGTTGTCTTAAATCTTCTTCCTTTTCCTGCAACCCGACTTCCTCAGATGCTTCACTTACCTTACCCTCTTTAGACTCTATAGGTTCTTTTACTTCGGTATCTTTCTTATCATCTGTAGACTCTACATTACTAACTTCAGGCGGCTTACCATCTACCTCCGTTTTTCCATCGGCACCTTCAATATCCTTTTTATTAAGGTCCTTATCATCATCCTTAATTTTTGCTTCCTCCATTAAAGCTCCTTTCTCCAATTAAAAAAGACTCTGAAAATTATTCAAAGTCCAATTTTTATAAAATAAAAAAGACTGCATACGCTGCAATCTTTTCTAATCTCAGGTTTAGTATAGTGTCACACACTATACCCTATTTAAAACACGTTTAAACACCGTTTAAATTTGTTTAACTATTTTTACTTGAACATTTATACCCTAATACAATTAAATGCATTTAAAGGCAAAATACAGCCATGTACTTTCCTATATCTCTATAACTTCTGATATTTCACTTTCTCTTAACTCATACCCTACTCCATCAGGCTTTGACCATACAAGAATCATATCTTCATACGTATCATCATCACACACTATACAATCGGGCTTACAATCAAACTCTCTTCCATCTGTCAATATAATATGTGCTTCTTTACCCATATTACTTAAGTCATCTAATTTATATATTTTATTCATGTCCATCTACCTCTTTTGTTGGATATAAGTGTACACCCTTGTTGGTATATCGTATACATATCCTTCTTGTTTCTTCGTATCTATTTGTACTTCTATTATAGCATCTTCCTATTGCTCTATCTACAGAAACGTACTCTGACATCACATTTTTATTTGCTGGATTATATACAAAAATTCCTTTTCCACTATATTCTTTTATTATCTGTTCAATATCTTGAGTTTTATAAAAAAATGATTGTGGTGTAATACTGTTTTCTCTTCCTCTTGTGGCCCATGCTTGTTTAAATCTGTTTAAAAATGGTTTGCTTCCTTGTATGTGTTCCAACTGCTTGTTTTTTTGTACTTTTAAGTTTACTTCCCCATTTTTCAACCTTTCTTTAAAGTCTTCAATAGTTGGTATAATAACTTTCATCTCATTGTATTTAGTTTTATCATCATTATACTTAATATTTAAAAATTCATTAAATGACATTTTTCTCTTTTGAACATATTTTTTTAATTCATTATACTCTTCCTTATCTCTCTTCCTATTTGCATCTTTCTTATTCTCAAGACTCATCCGCCCCTGCTCATCTTTTGAAAGACCGTCATACCAATCCTTATAACTTAGATTCCCGTCAACTTCATAGTTCTTTCCGTCTGCCCCTCTGGCTATTCTTTTCAATAGCTTAGTATCAGCCATTGTAGTACTTCTACAATTAGGATGCATAGGTGGATAGTTTTCCCCGGCTTTAGCTTTATCAAGAGGAAAACTTTTCATATCAAGTTCCTGACATATCAAAGATGTCTTTCTATCAAGTGTAGCAAGAAATATATACTTTTCTATGCCACACTCTTTATAAGATTCCTTTGTAGCCTCTTCATATATCCTTGCGGATTCTGTTCTAATTAGAGTCCTTGCATGACTTGTTGAAGCATCAATCCTTGTAAGTAGCCTCTTTGTCATCTGATCTATAGATTCACCCCTTATAAGGCCATTGGTTAATGTGTCCTTTAAAGTTGTCGCAAGCTTATTTGCATCCTTCCAAATACGTTTTGAAAAGCTGCTTCCTGCAAATTTCTTCATTATGATTCCTTGAACTACTTTAGGGTTTGGAGAAATAAAGTCCTTTCCAAACCCTATTCCTTGCTGAACTCTGAATACACCTCTAAAATAGTTATCCTTGTATTGACTTGATAGGAAGCCATACATATTTATCTGATTTTCATTTGCTACTGAAAGTGCTAAAGAATTTATCCTTTCATTCATAAGCTCTAAATGAGTTATATAACCATTAGTTGATTTAAGCTTTAAACTTTCCTCAATAAGCTTGATATTCTCTTCTATATTTTTTACTATCTCTTCAGGTAGTTCGGCCGCCTCCAAAAGCTTAGCCTTCTCTTTTTCAAGTAATTTAAGAAGCTCTTTTATCTCACTTGCTTCTGAACTGGTTAAAAGCTTTTCTTTACTCTGTGATAATAAAGCTCTACTCTTATCCAGTTTCTTATAAAGCTCACTTATTTCTTCTTCAAGCTCCTTTGAAACCTTACTATAAGCTTTAGTAAGCCTTGAATTTATATACTCCTCTGTCTTATTTGTTGCAAATTTCTTATCCTTAATGGCTCTTTGTTCCCAGTAATCCGCACCTTTCATATACTTAACTTACCGGCTCCATAAACAGCCCTTCGCTTTCCTTAAGCTCTTCCTCTATAATTTCAAGTTCCTTATCAGTATCATGTATTATATCCTGTGGCAACATATCAAGCTGTGTTCTCTTACTTACAATGCCGTTAAGCTTAGTAACATTGTCAATAATTTCAGATATATTCTCAGTAAAGTTCCTTGTATATTTCTGTTTTACACTTGATGCATCGTATCTTTTAGACTTTTTCCAGTTAATCCAATCTGTAATCATACTTATCTTCTTTTTCTTTGCAAGTCGCATTCTGTTTTCCTTCATGATCGCAAGCTGCTCAAGGCCAATAAGCTTATATCTTAAAGCGATTCCTGATAAATCTCCTGCAAAATTTTCATCTGTCATTGCCGGAACCTGAGATGTGAAGAAAATATCTTTAAATAACCTATTTTTAAAGTTTTCACTTGATTCATCATCACTGCCTTTTATTAAAAACTTTGCATCACCACTCTCATCCAGATACATTACCCTTCTATCTCTTAAGCTTTTTTCACTGTCGCTTAAACTTATGTCCTCTCCACTCTCATCTACCAGTCCTCCTTCAGCTCCCTTTATTACCAGATATGCATCTGTAAAATAATCCATGTCATTAGCAGTATTGCTTTCCGCCCTGTCATATGCATCTATCAACGTTATAACGCTTTCGTAATCGGAACTCATTTCTTGAGTATTCCAATACACAATCAGAGGTACATCACTTAAATAGTGCCTGTTTACATCCACTAATTCAAATCTTCCACTACTTGTACCTCTTCTAAACTCATACATATCTGACTTATCATAAGCAACAGCTCTTTCTTCTTTTAAATGTCCGTCCAAATCATATACTGATGATAACTTTATAAAACCATTCAAGAACTCATCCGGGCATGCCGAGTATATTGGAATTATATCCTCCGCACTATACTGTCTGCTTCTTAACTCACTATTTTCTGTAACATATAGCAGCTCATATGCTATTCCTTTTTTACTTGCTTCTTTAGAAATCTCATAGTCAAAATTATAGTTGTCATCAAGATATGTAAGTAATTCCTTTTTATATTCTTCATCATCTATAAGATACTCTATAGGTTTACCTGCAAAGTAAGATGTAGCCATATTCGTTATATACCTTGCAAATCCATGAAATATCTTATTATTAGGCTTTCCTGCCTTCATATTTCTAAGTGCAATGGCATCATTCTTTACATCATAATAACGCTCAAGCATCCTATAATGTTCCACTGCTCCCATCTTGAACTTATTAACAATCTTCGTTATAAAGTCTTCATCTATAACTTCATTCATGTCAAAATAAAACATATATACCTACATTCCAAGCCTTGACTTATAACCAAGTCTTGCTTTCTTCTTGCCCTTAACATCACCATTTATAAACTCCACAAGACCTGTCATTGTATCCTCTGCATCATCGTGTTCATTCTTGCCTTTCCTTTGATACTTCTTTATATGTCTTGCAAATTCGGGATATTTTGTTTCCCAATCCTCCGGCATTATAACCTGGTCCATCACATTACTTGCATTGGCAAGTATTCTTGTCTTCTTATTTTTGCTTTGTGAAAACCATGTAACCATACATTTAAAGGCTTTTAAACCTTGTAAAAACCTTATTACATTCCTTGCAAAACCTCTTCCGCCGTTGTTACTCTCAATAAGGCAATCCCTAACTCCACAAAGAGCCAATCTTCTTGCTGTTTCCCTTTCAGTAACTTCCATAGCTTCATCCGTGTAATAAACATCAAGTACATATCCATATCTTCCAATTACAGCAGCAGCTATCATACAAAGATAATCTGCACCGGTATCTGCAGTATCTACATAAGCAATCATTCGCTCCGCCTTATCTGTATCTATTGCATCATATGTTTTGAATATTCCATATAAGCTACCCTTTTTATCTACAGGCTCCTGCATATAGTTAGCAAGCCATATATCCTCATCAAGTGTAGCAGCCTTCATCTGTAAATCCTTTGTAGAGTACAAATCTTCGCAAATACTGCTGCCATCCTCTTTAAGTGCAGTAAGTTTAAGCTCATAACATCTTCCGGGGAACTCTGCCATCAGCCTTCCTGCCAGATCGTCACTTGCCCATCTTGTCTGAATTACTATTACTAATGCACCATCAAGCATTCTGGATTGAAAAGTGTTTTTATAAAAGTTCCATATTTCATCCTTTTTGTTGTCATCTACAGCTTCTTTAGCATTCTTGAGTGGATCATCAATAATACCGATGTGTCCTCTCATACCTGTAATACTTCCATCAAAGCTTGTAGCAAGATAACTCATGTATGAACCTTCTACACTCCATCTTTCCATAGCTCCATCACCGTATTTGATTTTAAGCTTAGGAAAGAAGCTTTTTACAGCATAATAATCAAGGTCTCCCTTTATTTCTTCATCCTGAATAGCTTCCCTTACACTCTTTGAGAATGTGAGAGATAATGTCTGATTATAAGAAACTGCTATAACCTGCGTTTTAGGGTTGTTCCCAAGAACCCAAGTAATAAATGTACTTGCTGTATAACTCTTTCCAAATCCCGGAGGTTCATTGATTATGAGTATGTCTGCAATCTCTCCGGTTTTACTTTTAAGTCTCTTTTCATATGCTGCTTGTAGCGTTTCACAAATCTGTGTCTGATACTCTCTTTCAGCTTTAAAAAACTCCGGGTTTCTTAGATTGCAAAATGTTCTAAAGTCTTTGATACCCTTTTCTATATTTCTTCGTCTTATTGACTCCGGAGAGTTATCAAGTCCCTTCAGACCTGCTTCCCTGTCTCTATAATCCTTGGCAAAATTTAAAAACTCACTCATATCAGTACTTTTCATGACTAAGTATCATAGCAGCTACATCATGTTCCCTTCTCATGCTCTCGGCTGTAACTGTGTCACTTTTGCTCCTGTTATCTCTATCCCACTGTCTTTTATACTCTTTTCTTTTAAGCTTACCTGCAGCCTTTCTTCTTTCTTTCTCATGTTCATATGCTTCACATGTAGATAGATAACCCTGTATACTTCTTCTACTCTTTTCAAGTAAAATTGCTATATCGTTTATCTCAAGGCCGTCATTAAAAAACATATCGTAAGCATTTTCTTTCCAATCTTTCATTGTCACTTCCTCTTTTTGTCGGATTAAAAAAGGGCGTGACAATAGACTGTAAATCTATGTCTTACCCTTTGATATTGTTTTTCATCTCTTCTTCAGTTTCAGTAGCAAGCTCTGTAAGAATCTGTGCAACATCCGGATGTGATGTGGCAATCTCTTTGAATATCTTCTCCTTAAGCACATTCATAGCGGTATGAATATCCCCGGCATTCTCTCTTGCCTTTATCTTAAGTCTTTCATTATTCACCTGTGCACTTTGCAATGTCGCTATAGATTTTGCAACGCTTGCCATCTCCTTTGCTTTCATCTCTCCATCCATCATAGCTTCCATAAGGATTTGAGACATAATCATGTTATTGGCTTCATGCATCTCTGTTGGCGGCCTGTCAACTTCATCTTCAGCCAAAAGCTTTGCAAACTGTTTAGCTACCCTTACCGATTCAAAACGCTTCAAGTACTTTCTGCCATATCTTCCAACGCTTGACTCATGTACATCATATCCTTCTTCACCAAGCTCACCGGATATTTCCTTATACGTTTTACCACTAAGCAAACCTTCCTCAACTTTTTCTTTTACTTGCACCGGTAACCCGTCAATCTTTCCATGAGTTCTATTATCATCCATCTGCTAGCCCAACTTCCTTTACATTACCATCAAGGTAATCAATTCCCTTATCGGTAATAAAATATACAACTCTTTTAATATCCTGTCTCTTATTCTCAAAGCACTGGCTTCTAACCAGTCCCTTACTTTCCAAATAAAACAGAACACTGTCACTGTCAGCTTCAATACCGTTTTTATTTAATACCTGCCTAAGAACCTGTATACTACAACCTGTTATACTTGCCTCTTCCAATATCTCAAGTATACATTGCCTCGCTACTTCCTTATTAGCAATATCCAACATTCTACCCATTCTTATTTACTCCCACATCTTCCATATCTCCCTCTGCAAGGTTCACTCCCTTTGGAGTAAGCCATATAAGAGAATCCATATAACATGACTTGTTAACAACAACCCTTATATATTCTTTTCCTATTCCTCCAAGATAATATAATGCACTCTTCAAATCAATTTCAGTCAATACTCCTGATAACGGTAACGATGCTTTAAGTACAGAAATAGATATATCTTCACCATAGAACCCATAGAGCCTTTCTATAATCGAGCCTCTAAGTTCTTTCTTTTTTAAAATGTCAAGACTTCTCAATACTCCTCACTTCCTGATTTAAAGCCAAATTAAACTCTAGTTTAACTTCCCTTCAACTTCCTTTAATCTCACATCCACAGATTCAACACTCTTACCAAGTTTTTCCATGGCATTATTTATTCCAACCATAGATGTACTTATCTCTTTAAGTGAATCATTCATCTTATCCATCTGCCTCATCAGAGTTTCTTCCCTATGCATGCTCTCTTCCCTTATCATTGTCTCTCGTTTTTCAGACTCTTTCCTGATAAGTTCCTCTCTTTTAGCATTTTCACTCATAAGTAAAGCTTCTTTTTCGCTTGCGTTAATCTTTGCATTCTCAAGCTCTTTTCGAACCTCATCCTGCTTTGCTTTGATATCTTCATGCAGCTTTACTTTTTCAGCAGTCAAAGATTCTTCTCTATCTTTATCTCTCTTAAAGAAATACCATATGAAAACAGCAATAAGAGCTACCTGAAGCCCCAGATCGGTTATACTCTTTAAAATAAAAGTTATATCCATTTATAGCCTCTATTTAACACCATTTCTTTTCAGCTCAAGTACACTTGCTTCAATTCTTTCATCTATGTATGAATCAAGATTTAAGATATACTTATCAAGCTCATCCTTCATTAAAGGTGTTATCTGTGCCTTTACTCCATCTCTTACCTCAATCGCAAGTGCCTTAAGATCTTCCTTTGAAGCCAATCCCTGTGCAACTCTTTCTCTTAATTCACTTGCTTTTGTCTGCTCCATAGCAGCCACCGCTGTCTTAGTAAGCCCGGCAATAAAACTCTCAATAAAATAGAATGAACTCTGTGCAAACGCATTGTTCTTAAGCCTCTCATCATTCTTAAGCCTTGATACAGTTTCATCTACATACTTTTTCAAATATGTAATCCCTGTATATAGAGCCGACACCACCAAAACCATCATCACACTTGTAAAAACATTTAAAACTATTTCCTTCATTTGTTACCTCCAAACTTATTTATCTTGCTTTAATATATCTTTATTCTTTTATACCTTACACAAAGCTGTACCATTTTAATGAGACTAGGCAAAAAAAGAGGCATTTTGTATCTCTACAAAACACCTCTCTTAATCAATCAAACATATTTAATTGCCCCGGAACACTTTTTCTACAAGATTCATCCTTTACCAGTCTATACACTGTAGACTCACTCACACCATACTTTCTTGCAATAGCTCCCATACTGAGTTCACTTTCCAAATATTCCTTTTTTATCTGTCTATAAAGTGCCGGTCTTCTTATTTCCTCAACTTTAGGTAAATAAATTGGAGTACCACCAAATGCATTGCAAAGTTTTAGGAGGGCATCAATACCTATAACTCTTGCATACTCCCTATGGTTTTCTGATAAATCTTCCAATCTTATATCAAATTTTTCTATATCAATCCCTCCCATCTTTTTCTCTACTTAGCTATTTCATTATCCGCCTGACAAACACCGTCAGCATCAACCCACCACATTCTGCCACCATCTCCCAAAATATAACAGCTTGTTGCCATTACTCCTGTTTCACATAGATAGTAGCTTTTTCCATCAACTTCAATCCATTGATTAGCAAGCATCGCACCGTCATCAGGATTAAGATAATACCAACTACCCTCTGATAAAAACCACCCGGTTACCATAAATCCTTCACCGTCAAATGCATACCACCTTCCTCCGATTACAAGCCACTGATTCTTAACCAAAGTTCCATGCAATCCATACTTCCACCTGCTACCAACCTCAATCCAGCCTGTTTCTATGCTACTTTTATGAGTCTTACAAGCCTGCCATGCACACCAGGAAACAAATTGTTGACACCAATAGGCACCGTTATTTTTATACCACTCACCATACTTTGTAAAGTTTTTACTTCCTGCATTAGCAGTCTTACTGTCAAGGTCCTTTCTGCTCTCCTTCTCAACATACCCAAGTTCTCCCCTTGCAACAGCGATAAGTTCCTCCGGTGTACAAGTATCTGAATCAAACAATGGATATCCGAAACCGTTTATCCTGTTATCTCCCCCCACATCATTAAGAGTAAACTTATATGATTTTGTTGCTACACATCCACCATTTCTGCTAAACCCCGTCCCGGCAGTGGTATTTCCCTCTACAGGGAATATTTCATATGTATCCCCTACCTTATCCACATCAGTTACGATGCCTACATGGTTTACTCTACCCATTGATTTACCGTAAAAGTACACTATTGCACCCAGCTTCGGCTCTTTGCCAAAACATCCCATTCTTATAAAGTTTGCTTTCCCTGCCGGAGTGTACTGTGTATAAGATCCACACAAAAGCTTCTGTCCTGCACTATAAGCATTATCCATTCTTTAACTCTCCTTTATCCTATCAACCATTTCTTTCATTGCTTCGATACACTTTGATGCATTACTTCTTGATAATGCCCTCATATAAAGTGTGTCATACTGCTTTCTTACAAATCCGTTCAGCCTGTCAAAATCTGCAAGATTCTTATTATCCTCTCTCACCCATCCAAGTTGTATAGCTAAAGATATAATAAGCTTCTTTTGTCTTTCACTAAGTACTTCCTGTCTTGGAAATCTTGATACCACATCCTTACCTGAAAGACTGTCAATCACTCTGCCTGCCTCTTCAATGCTTAACTTCTTCAAGCTGTCCTTTCCTATCAAAGCCTCAACATATGCATGCAGCAGATCACTATCCATTTTATGTTCAGCTGCCAAAACAAATATATTTGACAGCTGAGATTTTGTTACTTTACTATCCTTCACCTTATATTGCCTTCAATCCTATCTTTGCAGTCTCATCAACAGTAACATACCTTTTTATCAGTTCCTTAACTTCATCAAGCCTATCAATATCAAAGTAAGCCTTTATGAGTTCAAAGTTCTTTATTTGATAGATTATAAATAGCTCTGTATCAATATCTATTTGTTCATCACTTAGATTAAGAGCATCCAAAATAACCTTCTTATCCTTCTTATAGTCCCCCTTTAACTTCTTCTTAATGGTAGCTTTCTTTTCAGGGTTACCTACACACCACTCTGTAGCATCTATGACTTCATCAATGCTCATTTTATCGTCATAATCATCAAGTATAAGTGCTATTAAAGCCCTTTTAAAACTTGCATCAATATCATACTTGATATCCTGCTTTACCCTTATCTTCTCGTCTACCAGCTCTTTTCCAAGAACATCCTTAAGCTTCACAATATTTAATATATCCATTGTGCTCGCCACTGTAACTGTAGCTAATGCCTTCTCGGAACCATGCCATTCAGTAAACTTAATATGCCTATCTTCTTGGAAATTTATAGCTCTATCCTGAATCTCAGCATTTATTACTTCCAGTTCCGCCTTAGCAAAATCAGCTTTGCTCTTTTTAGCTATAGCAAAATCAATAAGCTCCGCTATATCCATTCCCCTTAAATTAGCCGTCGCTACTGCCAAATCATTATAACTACTCTGCATTTATTACCTCCATCTCCAAAGCCTTTTTAGCACAACTCTTACATATGGTGCTTCCATTCACTACTACTACATCATCCTCACCATCACATATATAGCACCTTGGATTCATAGGACTTAAACAAATCGAACCGTCATCATATAACTCAACTCTTACACTTACTCCATTCCTAAGTCCCATGCTTCTTCTCATATGTAACGGAATACTGACAGCACCGCTTCTTATCTTCTTTGTACTTACCATTTCCCACCTACAGCATTTAATATTTTTTCAAAACTCTCACTATCCATTCCATTCTTTCTAATTCTTGATAAATCAGGAATAACAAAGTTTTTCTTCTTCTCAGTTACCCTATCATCCGAACTCATACACACCACTCTTCCGCCTGCTTTCCTTATAAGCTTTACTGCACTCTCAAAAATCCTGTCAGCCAATCTACTTTCATTACCTGCTTCAAACTCAATCACAATCTTCTTTACCATCGTACTATTCTCCTTATCCTATATTCATTTGTTTAGCCACTCTCATAATCTCTTTAGCACTTATATGATCAAACAGTGCTACCGTAGCAACATACACATTTACAGCACCTCTTATTCCGTATCTTGTCCCGGCTATCTTATAAAGAAAGTCAATTCCCTCTTGATCAAGATGTGATTCAAAGAAAATCTTCTCAATATCATCCCTCTTAATACTGTTTAAAAATAAAGGTTCTCTTCTTGCAATTCTTGAAAAAATCTGTGCAAAGTCTGCCTTACCGCTGCCCTTAAGTCTTGTATACACTTCCTCATTTCCTACAAGACAAATGCCGACACCACTCTCATCAGATATACTTCTAAGATGCTCTAATGTCTTCTTTGTTAAGTGCTGTGCTTCGTCAATAATGATTACTCTACCACTGCCTTTAAGCCTGTTTACAAGTTCAATATATATTCTTCTTGAATTTCTCTCCCTTACCCCAACTGCCTCACTGAGTAAGTCATTCACTCCGCTCATAGTTGCAAATGCAGGTGATATAGTGATAAACACTGACATAGGATTATTCTTTACATATTCCTTTATAGCCATAGTCTTACCGATTCCTGCATCACCGTAAATAACTCCAATCTTTCCCTGAAGGTGGCAATACTCTATTGCATCCATTACCTTCTTACTTATACCTGTCATGGCAAACTCAGGAGCTCTCGGAGCAAGCACCTTAGTCTCACATATAGAAAGCAAAGCCTCAATCTTTGGAATAATTGTATGTGGTGTCTTATAATTTCCGCTTAGAAAACTTGATACAGCTCCGGAACTAAGTCCAAGTTCCTTTGCTATAGTACTTTGACTCTTACCTGTTTCATCTCTGTACCTCTTTAATGCCTCTATTGCATTCTCTTCACTCATTCCGTTAACTACTTTAGTATCTTCTGTCATTTACCATTACTTCCTTTCCATTACTCTTATCTTTTCATTAGCCTTACTCCAGTCAAGCTCTAATGCACCCACTGCAGCAGGCATAGATTCAATATTGTCTTTATCAGGATTGCGTAAAATCTTGATAATCTCAGGGTTCAACTCGCCGTCACTGTCCAAGGCATCACTTGCAGTACCCAAAACCAAATCCAGTGCATCCGTTCCCTTCAAATCCTTATCCTTCTTATAAGCCTTTACAACACCTGCAAGCCTTCTTTGTTCTCTCATAGCCTCACTTACTTCTTCCTTAGTAGCAAAGTATGAAAGACTCTTTACCTGTTTAGCTGTCAATATGTATCTATCTTCAGAGTCATATACTCTTACTTCCTCAAGGTTTTCAGGGTTGTATCTTACAAATACCTGTTCGCCTTGATGATCAAGAATCAACTCATCACTGATAAAGAATATTTCCTTGTCATAGAACTTCAACTTAACTCCTGCTCTTGTAACCTTTTGAAGCCTTGTAGATCTGAGAAGCATAATATCAAGCACTTCCTTACTTGCTTTTCTTACCTCAACCAGCGTGGCTTTATAAACTTCATTAGGGCTTCTGCCCCTCATCTCATAGCCATTATTTTCTCTGACGTTATATACCTTCTCAATATACGTCTTCACATACTCTCTAAAATCTTCCAAAGCCGTAAGCTTATTCACATCTTTTACTACAGTCTTAAGTCTCTCAGGCTTTTCAAGTACATTTCCTCCGGTATAGCTTAAAAAGAGCTTTGAAAACTCCTCTTTAACAGTCCTAAAAGTCCTCTCAATTATCTTTGCCCTTGCATTTTTAACAAGTGCCGTATGGAAATCTATTCCCAGTCGCTCCATAATCGTTTCCGGATCCTGTTCGCTGCCTTTCTTTCTGAAGCCCCTGCCGCCAATGTCAAAGGTAAGAAACTCTCTACCATTATCAGTCAGTATTCGCTTAGGAACTCCATACTTTTCTATGCCCTGTCTTAAAGCATACAGTGTTGCATCAGCACTTGGAGCAGTCGTTACATAATGTCCCATTATCTTTCTGCTTCTTATATCAAGAAATGCAGTAAGATAAACTCTCATAGGCTTTTCACCGTCACTAATCATAATGTCAAATGTATGGTTATCCGATACCCATATGTCATTTGCATGCAGATCTGCATACTCACGATGTACATAAGGTAATGCATTATCCTTCATAGCCTTTTCACCATATCTGAAATACATCAGTACCGGATCAGGTATCTTTGATACCCAGTTTACAAAGGTTCTAACACTTGGCAACTCTGCATCTATGCCTTGCTTCTTAGCCTCAAGTTTAGTAAGTGAAACGCACATACTTACCGATTTTCTACTCTGATCCAGATAATAATATTGAAAAATATCAAATATACCTGTCGGCATACCGGTTCTATGATTGTTATGCCTGCCTCTCATATCTATAAGAGCCATCTCACCATTATCAGCCATCGCCTTGTTCCATTTATTAAGAGTAGCCCTTGAAAACTTCATACTGGGATATTGCAGATGAACTATTCTAATATATGTGTCATCCGCCTCAGCAAGCGACACTCCTTTTGACTTCTCCTCAAGTCTATAGCTATGCCATCCCTCAAGTATTCTTTTCTTCACTACAAGTTCCTCTCTTTGAGAAGCTGAAAGAGTTTCATAAGTCAGATCAATAATCTTTTCTTCCTCTTCTTCTGCAGCCGATGCAAACAGCTGTTCTTTTGGATGCTTTCTCATATATCTCTTTATCTCCTTATCAGATAAAGATGTTAAAGGAATAAGATAAGATATACCTCCTTGTCCCACAGACCCCTTAACTGTTTCACACTGTATTCTTTCATTTTCACATAAACTTCTTATATATCTTTCAGAGCATCCCCTCAGTTTGGAATACTCTGCCGTAGTCAGCTTTATCCCTGCAAGAATGCCATTCATACTTCCTCCTGTTCTTGCACTTTTTCATTTACTATGCTATTCTCTAATTGTCATTTACCGGAGTTCCCATCCTAGTTGGTGGGGGCTCTTTTTATATATAATTTTTTGTTGCTTGTCTTATATGTCTCAAAGCTATATTCACCCTCCTAATCATCTAGGCCCCCTGCTTCAGATCCAGTACCTCATTTATCCGATCTCTGACCTTCCACCCATTTTTCTTACCATTGATTATGCAATTCAGATATCCCCTGCTGCATCCAACACGATTGGCAAGATCTTCTTGTGTCATTCTTATGTCTATAAGTCTTTTCTTAATCAAGTTTCCATAAGGCTCCAATATCCTACCTCCTTTTTCTATTGTCGTTACTTTTTAAACCTGTTATACTTCCCTTAGATTACATTTGTAATCTAACATAAGTATAGTTGAATATTTTCAACTAGTCAATAGTTTTTCGCTATTTTAGTTGTATATTTTCAACCAAAGGAGATTTTTATGACTCTACTAGACAGAATAAAATATATTGCTTCAAAAAAAGGTATATCTATATCCAGTATTGAAAAGGATTTAGGCTTTAGTAATAAAGCTATTTATAGATGGAATAATTCTGATCCGTCCATATCTAAAGTTATTGCAGTTGCAAACTACTTAGAAGTTAATCTTGAATGGTTAGCTACCGGAAAAGAATCAGTTGAATATTTTCAACCAGATGATATTACTAAAGAATTTATCGAAAAATACAATAAATTATCGGATGAAAATAAATCTAACATAGATATCTTCATGAATATTGCCACGATATCAAGCTCTAAGATAATAAATGTATCTAATAAAGAATTAGATACTACAAGACAATTACACGATAACTCTATTGCGTACACAGTTCACAAAAATAAATATGTTCCTATTTTAGGAAAGGTTGCAGCAGGTATACCTATAACATTGGTTGAAGAATATATGGAACAAATAGAAGCTCCTTCCAATGATGTTGACTTTGCTACCATTGCCAACGGTGAAAGTATGGAGCCTGTTATTCATGATGGCGAAAATATATTTATTGAATCCATGCAAACACTTGATAATGGAGAAATTGGAGTTTTTGATATAGATGGTGAAACCACTTGTAAAAGGTTTAAATATGACTTTAAAACCAAAACTGTTACTTTAACTTCCTTTAACTCAGCCTTTAAACCTTTAATTTATCCTTTAAAAAACTATCAGGATACCTTTAGAATAATAGGAAAAGTAATCCTTACAGACGAACAAGAAGAAAGATACCATCAGTTTATATTTAAGTAATTATTTTTATGTATATATACATTTTATGCATAAAGCTGTTACATACTATCCTTCTTTTTTCTTATTTTTATTTTCTTACTTTTCAATTTTTTATTGTAAAGTTCTGTTTAACCCTTATAAATACTACTCTTATTTACCTAAGGAACTACTTTGGACTAAGGAACTACTTTGTTCCTTAGTCTGCTATCTATTCGTTAAAAACGTATATGCCTTTTTCACATTAAAAAAGACCTTAAAACGACCATTTAAAGCCATTTTAAAGTCTTTTAAACTTCTTCTCATATTCTACCGGATCCACTTCATCTTCTCATTTTTCACTCTTCACACTCTGCAATCAAGAACGAGAAAAAGTTATCCACATTTCCACAAACCCTTTAAATTCGCCATTCTTCGGGGTTGTTCGTCTTTATTCACTTACACTGTTTTTCTCATTCTTCTTTTCTTACTACATCCGTAATATTTGTAGTGATAGCTG